CGAATGCCACAGAAAGGCTCACAAATGAAATCGGTCGATTTTTCTGAAAAAAGTGCGTTTTTTGCGCATGGGAGGGGGGGTAACTTTTGCGGGAGGGGGGGGTACCCTACGTGCCGCCTGTGACCGTCCAAACTTCATGCACAATCGCGACCGAGTATGCAACATCGGTCGTGGACGGGTCACGGCCCGCCGGCAAATGGATCGTCATGGCCGCGGAGCGGTTCCTGCGCGACCTCGAGCGAGCCGACCTCGCGATGGATTGGGACGAGGTCGACCGCCTGGCGGCGTTCTTCGCCAGGCTCCCGCTCGTCGGCGAGGCGACGGGCCAGAGCTTCACGCTCAACCCGTGGCAGCTCTGGGCGCTCGCGAACCTCTGGGGGTGGCGGTGGAAGGCGACGGGCAAGAGGCGCGTGCGGAACGCCATCCTCCAGGTCGCCCGCGGCAACGGAAAGACGACGCTCATGGCGGGGCTCTGCCTGTACGACCTGTGCTCGGGCAGCGGGCGGCGGGCGCACGTGATCGCCAACCGCGTCGAGCAGGCCGAGATCCTCCTCGACACCGCCAAGACGATGGCGCGCGGAATGGCCGACGACTCGGTCGCCGTCCGGCAGTACTCGATCATCCGCGCCGCCGAGGACTGCGTGCTCACCGCGCTGCCGGCGCGCGAGTCGAGCCTCGACGGCCTGACGCCGTCGCTCTGGATCGGCGACGAGGCCGCCGAGTACAAGGGGCGTTTCCTGACGAAGCTGACCTCGGCGATGGCGAAGCGGCGCGAGGCGCTCGGCGTGATCATCTCGACGCCCGCGGACAACCCAGACAACATCTACGGCGAGAAGCTCGCGCACGCGCAGGAGGTTCTCAAGGGGTCCGCGGTCGACGACGCGACGGTCGCGATGCTCTACGGGATCGACGACGACGACCAGATCGACGACGAGGCCTGCTGGGCGAAGGCGAACCCGAACACCGAGCACGGGCAGCCGGCGCACGAGAACCTCGTCGAGCAGTTCCGCACGAACCGCACGACGCCGATGGGGCGCGTCGAGTTCACCCGCTACCACTGCTGCCGGATGACGGAGAACGCGGGCGGGTGGCTCGACATGGAGCTCTACCCGAAGCCCGCCGGCGTGACGTACGACGATCTCAGGGGGCGCGCCGCATGGATCGGCGTCGACCTCTCGAAGAGCTTCGACCTGTCGGCGGTGGTCGCGGCGATCCCGCTCGAGGACGGGCGCGTCTTCCTGAAGGGGTGGTACTGGTGGCCAGACGCCAACGCGAAGCAGCGCGAGCTCGACTACCGCCTGCCCGTCCGCAACTGGGCGCTCCAGGGAAAGCTCACGCTCGTGCCTGGGCGCCAGGTCGACTATCAGGTGATCATGGCGCAGCTCAAGCAAGTCGCCGAATACCTCGACGTCCAGGAGATCGCCTACGACCAGTGGGGCTCGAAGATGTTCGCCGAGCTCGCCGTCGCCGACGGGCTGCCGCTCAGGCTCTACTCGCAGGGCATCTCGACGATGGGCCCGGGCTGCTCGCTGTTCATGCAGTACTGGCTCGCCGGCAGGATCGTCGTCGCCGACGACCCCGTGTTCCGCAACGCCTGCCGCACGGCGGTCGCCATCCGCGACTCGAACGGCAACGTGAAGGTGGACAAGCGGAAGGCCGACCAGGTGATCGACCCGCTCGTCGCCGCGATCATGGCGCTGCATTGCTGGGGCGGCGAGACGCGCAGCGGATACGAGGAACTGTGATCTAGAGCCAGTGACGGATTGACGGACGCGGGACTATTCCCGCGTGCTTCGACGCCTGCTCAACCAGTGGCTCGTCGGCCCGTGGAGCTCGACCATCCTCAGCGATGCGCCGCGCTCGGTGCCCTATGTCACCGCCGCGACGGCGCTCCGTTACACGCCCGTCTATCGCGCGGTGACCTTGATCGCCGGCGACATCGCGCGCATGGAGCTCGAGGTCTCGTCGCCTGGAGCGGCATCGCTGCTCGCATCGCCGAGCACGATCATGAACGCCTTCGACCTGAAGCGCGCCATGACGATGCAGGTTCTCCTCTACGGGAACGCATTCGCCGCGATCAACCGCACGCGCGGCGGCGAGCTGCTCGAGCTGATCATGCTCGACGCCGAGACGGTGCAGCTCGACGTCTCGGGCGCACGCCCGTTCTACAAGACGAAGGCGTACGGCGACCTCGAGCTCGAGCAGATGTTCCACCTCCGCGCGCCGAGCACGAGCGGCATCTGGGGGCAGTCGCCGATCGACCTCTGCCGGACGTCGCTGCAGATCATGGCGGCGCAGGAGCAGATGGCGCTCAAGGCGTACGAGAACGCCGGCAACCCGAAAATCGCCATCGTCCACCCGAGCAAGCTCTCGGGCGAAGCGATGCAGCGCATCGAGCGCGACTACGTCGAGCGTCACTCGGGCAGCCTCAACGCGGGGCGCCCGCTCGTCCTCATGGAAGGCGCGAAGGTCGAGCGGATCAGCTCGACGCTCGACGACACGGGTCTCGAGAAGGCGCGCGGATACTCGATCGAGGACGTATCGCGCATCTATGGCGTACCAAGTCTCTATCTCGGAATGGCGGGCGGCGGCAACGCGTACGGCTCGCTCGAGTGGACGGGCCGGCAGTACGTGGACGGATGCCTGCGAACTTGGATTTCGGCGTGGACGAGCGAGATAAAGGCGAAGCTGACGGGCCCGACGGAAACGGTCCTCTTCGACGTCGACGACCTTCAGCGCCCAGGCATGGCCGAGACGATGGCCGCGCTGCGCACCGCAGTCGAGGCGGGCTTCATGACGCGCAACGAGGCGCGCGAGGAGCTCGACCTCCCGCCGCTCCCCGGGCTCGATGAGCCGACGCTCGCGCTCAACGTCGGCACGGGCGGCGGGCAGACGAACCTCGGCGACGACACGAGCGCGCAGGAAGGGACACCGAATGATTTCTAGGCGCGACGTGACCGCGACCGAGCAGACGATCGACGGGCGCACGCTCGCCGGCTACGCGGCCGTGTACGGGCAGGATTCCCGCGAGATCGTCGAGCAGGGCAGGAAGTTCAAGGAGCGGATCGCGCCAGGAGCGTTCAACGAGACGCTGTCGAGCGGCGCGGACGTGAAGCTCTACTACAACCACGACGCCTCGATGCCGCTCGCGCGGACGAAGAGCGGGACGCTCCGCTTGCGCAGCGACCGCAACGGGCTCGCCTTCGAGGCGCAGCTGCCCGAGACGACGCTCGGAAACGACGTGCGCGCGCTGCTCGAGCGCGGCGACCTCACGGGCGAGATGAGCTTCGGGTTCTTCGTGAACGAGGACTCGTGGAACAAGGACCGCACGCAGCGGCTCGTCCGCAAGGCGACGCTCGTCGAGGTGTCCATCGTCCAGGACGCCGCATACCCCCAGACAAGTTCGAGCCTGCGGAGCGTTTCCGTGGCTCTCGCCGACGCGATCGACGCACGGCTCGCAACCTTCTATCGGAGAATCAGGAATGTCTGAGATCAAGGTCAACCACACTTTCGAGAACGACGCCCACGTCTACCGCCGCGGGCTGAACGCATTCGAGGCGCGCACCGGCCTCTCGCCCGAGCTCGTCGACACGCAGGGCAGCGGCGAGGAGAAGCAGATGTTCGCGCGCATGGATGCCGCGCTCACCGCCGCCGAGCTCAAGGCGCAGAACGCCGCGCTCGAGGCGCGCCTCGCCAAGCTCGAGTCGCAGCCGACCTTCCAGGCGCGCGCCCCGCGCATCGAGGGCGGCAGCGAGGCAGAGTCGCGCGAGTGGCTCACGAGCGTCCTGCGCGGCGACATGGCGAGCGCCCGCGCGCTCGGTACGGCGACCATCGCCTCAGGCTCTGGGCAGCTCGGCCTCACCGCAGGCAGCAACGTGCCGACCGACATGGAGCGCCGCATCCGCGAGAAGCTCTACCAGGCGTCGGTGATCCGGCAGCTCGCGACGATCAACACCATCGACTCGAAGCGCACGCTCCTCGTCGAGAACGCGCTGCCGACCGCCGCGCTCGTCGGCGAAGGCGCCGCGGTCACGCTCTCCGATCCCTCCTGGTCGACGGTCGCGGTCACGCCCTACAAGTACGGCGCGGGCACCCAGGTCTCGCAGGAATTCATCGAGGACGCGATCGGCAACGCCGGCATCGGCTCGGTGATGGACTACGTCTCGAACCGCCTCGCGCTCGCGATCGGCCGCAAGATGGACGAGGACTTCACGACCGGCGCCGGCAGCTCCGGCCCGCAGGGAATCGCGCGCACGGGCGGAATCACGACCGGCGTGAACCTCGGCACGCAGCCGCAGGTGATCACGGCCGTCACCGCCGACAACATCATCGACGCGGTGCACGCGGTGAAGCCGCAGTACCGCGCCTCGCCGCGGTTCCGGTGGCTGTTCCACGACGAGTTCCTCAAGGTCGCGCGCAAGCTGAAGACGACCTACGGGAGCGTCGGCACGCCGACCAACACCTACACGCCCGCGACCGAGTACGTCTGGACGCCCGGAACGCACGGCAACACTCTCAACGGCGGCGCTCCCGCGACCCTGTACGGCGTGCCGTACTCGATCTCGGAGTGGGTCAACAGCGGCGGCGGCAGCGCCGTCGAGAACACCGTGTACGCGATCGTCGGCGACTTCACCTACTTCGAGATCTTCGACCGCACTGGCATGACCGCGACCGTCGACCCCTACTCGGCGATGGGCTCGGCGGCCACGACGATGTACGTGTGGGCGCGCACCGACTCGCGCGTGACTCTCGCCGAGGCGTTCGCCGCGATCCGCGTCTGATTCCATCTTTCCTCCAGGCTCCTCGGCGGGGAAACCCGCCGAGGGGCTTTCATGAGCATCCCGCTCTCCACAATCAAATCCGCGCTGAAGATCGACTACGCGGACGACGACACGACGCTCCTCCTGTACAGGGAGGCGGCCGAGGAGCTCGTCGAGCGCGAGACAGGGCTCTACATGACCCCGCTCGTGCGGCAGCTGTTCCTCGCCCGCTTCGAGGACACGGCGATCCCGCTCCTGCCGTTCACGTCGGTCACGAAGGTCGAATACCAGAACTCGGCCAACGCAAACACGCTGATGCCCGCTGCCGACTACTGGCTCGACAGGTCGAACGGCCCCGCGCCCGTGCTCAAGTTCCTCGAGACGCCGGCCACCTACGAGGGCACGAACATCACCGTCTCGGTCGACTGCGGCTACAACGCAATACCCAACGCGCTCGTGCACTGCATCATCGCGCTCGTCGGCGGTTGGTACAACAATCCCGAGGCGTTCCAACCCGTCGGGCTGAACGCCGTCCCCATGTCGGTCGACTACATCCTCTCGAGCTACCGCGCGAGGAGCTTCATCCGATGATCTCGGCGGGGCTCCTGCGGTCGAAGGCGGTGCGGCTCGTGGCGAGCAACGCGCAGGATTCTCTCGGCCTGCGCACCGACGCCTTCACGCCTGGCGCTTTCTTCTACTGCGACGTTCGGAATCCGAGCGCCCAGGAGGCGAGCTACGCCGACGGCGTGGCGGTGCGCCGGCAGTTCCAGCTTCGCGCTCGGTGGACGGCGGTCGAGAACTCAGGGCTCACCGAGGTCGACCGCGTCCGAGTCGAGGGGCGCGACCTCAAGGTGCAGTCGATCATCAACCTCGACAACGCCGACCG